CAGAAATAAATGAGGGAATCACAAAAAGTGAAAGAAAAACATAAGATATCAAAAGAAGAGAGAGAAAAAACAGAAAAAGGGGAAACAGAAGATTTTACTGATAATAAAGAATCAAGTAAAAAGAATCAAGAAGAAAGAGGGAGCGGGCAAAACGCCCGCCCTTCTTCTCCTTCTTCTTCTCCCTCTTCTGAATCTCAAACAAACAATAACCAAACGCCAAAAGCTGAATCGAATAGCTTTTGGAATAATCTTCAAGGACTATAGGACAAAACATGAAATTAACACAAGAACAAGCGATTGAACTCGCTGAAGCGATCGGAACGAACTGGAATCTTGACCTTAAATGGAAGGAAGTATGGTACAAGAACATGAGTCGCATGCTGTATGCTACCTTCAAAGAATTCAATGCGGAAATGATACAGCGAGCTGTCTTTCAGTTCATACTTGATACGACTGCTTCTTCTCCGCCCGCTTTTGGAGAGCTGAAGGAATATCTTATCAAGAAGCTCGGCAAGCAACATGTTCGCAATGCTCTTGAAGACTCTTCTTGTCCGAAATGTACTGATGGTACAAGAAGAATCAATATCTTGGTTCGGATTGACCATAACAAAACAAGAAGGCTAAATTTCGTAGCTCGCTGTATGTGTGAAAGGGGTCTTCGATGTACAACCTATGATAATATTGAATCCTTTTCATTGCGATTATCTTCTCCAAAAGCGCATACGGTTCTAGGCTACCGATCCGATGATTATCATCATGTGGAGGTTTTAGAATATAATGTGTCGCAATGGAATCCAACTCTTGAACGTCAATGTTTTCCGCCTGGAACGATTGAATACGATATGCCTTCACAAGAAGAAAGAGAAGCAAGAAGGAAGAAGATTATTGAAGAGAATATCAAGGCGCGCAAGCGACAATTCCGTTCCATGATATCAAGGAATAAATATTAAAAAAAAAAGAAGGCCGAGCAATCGGCCTTCTTCAAACTTCGTCACAACTCAATCCGAAAACTTTTCGAATCAATGTTATTATATCTCACAGGACAAAACATGAAAAACAATATTAAGAAAATTCCGACCGGTCGCTCCGTTCATGGAAACAAGTCTAAACGAATCGGCTTGATTCTTGAAGAGAATCTGATCGCAGAACTGGATCAAATAGCAAAAGCTGCCGGCGTATCCCGAAACAGCGTGATTATTCATGCCGTAAAAACCTTGTATAAAATAAAGGAGTCTTCAACATGAGTGAAGCCGAGTCAATTGGGGAGTGGGTAGACATATCCACTCTTCAATCTTGGAAAGATAACCCACGAAATAATAAAGAAGCGATCCAGTCTATTGCGAACAGCATACGCAGATTCGGATTCGCTTCTCCAATTGTAGCAAGAGCAGCTGACGGAATGATTATTGCCGGCCATACAAGATACGAGGCTGCTAAACTTCTAGGCTTGAAAAACGTTCCGGTGCGCTTCATGAACTTGGATATGAACGATGCACAGCTTTTAGCCCTTGCAGATAACAAGTTATCTGAAATATCCGAATGGGATTATGACCAATTGCGAACCGTCTTGAAGGAACTTGAACAAGAACAAGACCTTTCGGGGCTCGGATGGTCGGAAAACGAGCTGCAAAATCTTCTTCTTGATATACAGACCGGAATCAATAATGCCGACGACGAATGGATTGATATGCCGGAATTTGAGCATGACGATCTGAATGGTCAACATATCATAAAAGTTCACTTCTTGAATGAAGACCATCTTCAAGAATTCGCAAAACTTGTGAATCAGAACTTGAACATGAAAACGAAATCTATGTGGTTCCCGAAACAAGAACAGCTTGAAGATGGCGAGGATCGTTATTGATGTTCAATCCGACTTTTCCGATATTTATTCCTAGCTATTCAAGATTCGATTCAAGGTATACTGCGAAATATCTTGATTACATGAAGGTGCCGTATCGACTGGTCGTTCAACCCGAACAATATAATGATTATCTTAGAGAAGTAAAAGACCGGAAAAAACTTCTTGTGCTTGATATGTCATACAAACAAAAATATGATTATTGCGATGATTATGGTCTTGAGAAGCCTTCCGGCAGCGGACCTGCTCGCAATTTTATTTGGGATACGGCTGTCGCTGAAGGCCATCAATATCACTGGATCATGGATGATAATATCAAGTCGTTTCGTAGGTTCAATAAGAATAACCGTATAAAGGTATCAGACGGGTCGTTTTTTAGGGCTATGGAAGATTTCGCAATGAGATATACGAATCTTGCGATGTGCGGGCCAAATTACTATATGTTTGTCGCTCCACGAGCAAAGATCGCACCAATTGTCTTCAATACAAGAATCTATTCTTGCAATCTTATCCGAAACGATGTGCCTTTCCGATGGCGTGGAAGATACAATGAAGATACGATCTTATCTCTTGACATGTTAAAAGCCGGATGGTGTACTCTTTTATTCAATGCCTTCTTGCAAAGAAAGCTCACGACCAAACTCGTGAAGGGGGGGAATACTGATGAACTTTATTCGCAAGGGACTGAAGAGAAGTCGAAAATGCTAGTTCGTGAACACCCCGATGTATCTAAGGTCGTTTGGAAGTACGGCCGGATTCATCATCATGTGGACTATAATCCTTTCAAGAACAATAAACTGATTCGGAAAGAAGGTCTTCAGCTGAAGAATCAATCAAATGAATATGGTTTTAAACTGAAGAAGAAGAATAGCGAACCAGGCGGTACAGATAATGAGTGATCGCCAAAAGAGGAAAGGCCCGCCATCTCGATTCACTGAGGAAACGAAAAGGCGAATTTGCGATGCGTTGCTTCTTGGTTGTACTTATAGCCTTGCAGCATCGCATGCCGGTATATCGGAGTCAACGCTTTTTCGGTGGTTATCCTGTGGTAGAGAAGAAGAAGAAGGGGAATTTGCGGACTTTTATAGGAGTGCTAAAGAAGCGGAAGCATTATCAGCTGTAAGGAATCTTGCGACCATCGTGCAAGCAGCAAAAGCCGGACAGTGGACCGCTGCGGCATGGCTTCTTGAAAGGCGACATGGCTATGTACGAGAACCGGATCGCCCGACCGTTGAAATGACCATCGAAATTCAGAATACCGATGTCGTATCCTTGATTGAAGAGATTCAAGAACATAATCTTGAAGAACTCCTTACTGGTCCGACGATTGATATAGAGGAAGAATAAATGGAAATTATTCCCTGGCGTTATCATACAAAAGCCCACCGACCAAAGACCTTAGAACACGCTTTGAAGTGGCTTCTTGCTTCCGATATGTTCACTCTTGATGAAAGAAGCCTAGCAATCGCAGCCGGTGTAAATCGTTCCAGTGTTTACGACTGGAAAGAAGGCCGATCGCTTCCAACGGAACCCGAACTTCATGGATTATGCGGAGCTTTTGTGCTGAATAAATTTGGTCGTATTCTTGCGACTCCACGAAATCAGCTGCTGAAAGAACTGAAGAAGATTATTGAAGCGGAAAAAAAATGATTCGTATAGGCTCGCTTTTTTCCGGTATCGGTGGATTCGAGCTTGGTCTTGAATCTGCTCTTCCAAAAGCTGAAACGATTTGGCAAGTGGAAAAAGATCCGTTCTGTCAATCCATCTTGAAGAAGAACTGGCCGACGGCCGAACTCTTTTCAGATATCCGCCTGGTATCGCATACAAACTTGAAGCCGGTTGATATAGTTTGTGGCGGATTCCCTTGTCAAGATATTTCACTTGCCGGAAAAGGAGAAGGTTTAAATGGCGAAAAATCTAGTCTTTGGTTCGAAATGCTGCGAATCGTTAGCGAGCTACGACCCCGAATCATCATCGTGGAAAATGTTGCAGCTGTCACTTTTCGGGGACTTGATAGAATACTCGGAACCCTTTCCGAAATCGGGTACGATGCGGAATGGCGTATTATATCAGCTTCACAATTCGGAGCTTTTCATAAGCGACGACGATTCTTCTTGGTCGCATATAAAACTCCCGACTCCGACCGCTTCAGAACACAAGTTCCGTCTTCAAGGCAATACGCAAGCGAGCAAATGTTTGGAAGCAAAAGCAAGGAGGGGCGAGCTATGTTCAATTACTGGAATAAAGAAGCCAGTCCTGAACCCGTACTATGTCGAATGGTTAATGGGGTTCCCGATCGGGTGGCTAGATTAAAAGCACTTGGAAATGCGATCGTTCCGCAGTGTTCAAGATATGTCGGTGAAAAAATCTTACAAAGCGGGCTTCTTGATGATCTTCTATGAACCAAAAGCAAAATACAATAAAGCGATACTGAGATATATTGACGATCAAGTCGTATATTCACGAGAACGATTGATTGATATCTTGATGGAAGAGGATCGCATGTCGTATTGTGAAGCAGCTGAACATATTGATTATAATATGCAGAATATCGGCTTTTGCGACTGGCCTATCATAGAAGAAGAAGATCCAATAACTGAAGAAGATTCAGAAGATGAAGAGTGAACATGAAGTGCGAAGGTCGATTCGGCTTCTTGGAAGAATCAAGAAGGCCTTTCCGCTTGCGGTGTCTTCTTTATGGATTCCGCATTGCCATCGATGGGACGGACTAGCATCAAAATCGGAAAGGGCCATCGGATGCGGTCAACCTATGAAGAGAATCGTTCCAGGCGTTTATCATTGCCCGACATGTGACATAACAGAACAAAGAACTTCACAACGAGAAGTGCCGTTGTCTTTTCCTCGTGAAGCCCTTCTTGTAGCCGGTGGTAACAGAGCGGGAAAAACGGAAATCGGAGCGCAATTGGCCGTAGCTTTTGCAGCCGGATCGCAAGAGTGGTGGGTTCGCAATTGGGCTTCTTTGAATCAGATTCCATTGAATCTTCTTCCACCGATGGCAAGTACAGTAATATCTTCCGGCTTATCTTATGCCGATTCAAATGAATATATAAAACCAAAGATTCACAAGTATTTACCTAGCGGAAGCCAGTTCCGAAATTGGAAAGGCTCGGGTCGTGGGGTCGTCACTCTTCCAAACGGCGGAAGAATCATATCCATGTCGGCCGATTCAGGTCGTGCCAAATTTCAAGGAATGGGAGGTCGTGGCTTGCGAGCAATCTCGTTGGCATGGCTTGATGAAGAACACCCACAAGATATTTTTGAAGAGCTGCTTCTTCGCTGTGCGGATACTCCTTACGGCGGAAAATTGCTCTTGACGATGACTCCTTTAAAGGGGTTAACATGGCCGCACGAACTCTTTATTGAACAAGAGCTTGAAGGCTTCTCTTCAATACATGTATCGGGGCTTGATAATCCATTCGTATCTTCAGTGAAGTTACGAAGAGCGACACAACATTTATCGGAAGCCTCGCAACAATCACGATTATACGGTGCCTTCACTCTTCAAACCGGCCTTGTATATTCTGAATTCAATAGACAAGTTCATGTGATACCAAGAAGGGATATCCCCGACGACTGGCCTCGTTATCGTGGGATTGATTTCGGAACCCGAAATCCGTTTGCTTGTATTTGGATTGCTCACGATGAAAAGAATAATCAGCTGCATGTCTATCGTGAGTATTATGCGACTGAGAAGACGACCCTTGAAAATGGTCATATGATATACGCCCTTTCCAAGAAGGATCCGCCAGTGGCGTGGACTTCCGCCGACCCCGAATCACGAGATGGCCGTTTAACTCTTGCACGATCTTGTAATATTCCAAACAAACCGGCACCGAAGGATTTAGGAGTCATAGAAGGGATTCAACATGTCAAGAAGTGGTTATCAATTGATAGCAACGGATATGCCGGATTATTGATTCACGATAGCTGTAAACAGATAATCAAGGAAATGCGAAACTATCGTTGGAAGCCGGACCAACGCAAAGATACGGTCATAAAACAGAATGATCACGGCCTTGATGCATTGCGATATATTTGTATGACTTTA